CTGCCATTAATTTAAAAAGAAACTTCTAGCTTCTATCTCCTGTTTTAATTCTTCTTGAAACGTTGTATTTAATTTCTCCAACACAGCATCTAAATCTCTAACTAAAGATTGTGCAGTGTCTGCTTCGTATTCTTGACTAGCTCGAGTTAATGTTTGTACAATTTTTGCCATTAACGTCTTCCTCCTGATTGTATGTCTAACCTAAAAGTTCCTAATTTCCAACTACTATCCACTGCTGTATTAGATATAGTTAAAGCAACTGCTCTCGCTCTAGCTCTAGTATCCACTTTTGTAGTACTGCTTGTTATTGTAAATGGACCTAAAGGTGAACTTGCTGCTGCCTCATTAGGATAATCTCTAACATCTAATTGAATAATAGCTGCTCCTGTTTGAGAAACAAAATCAGGAATAATTCTACTTACTCTCATTATACTTTCCCCATCTCCTCTAAGGTCAGCCATATTAGTTGCTGCCCCTTTAACTACTTTTTGAGTAATATCATAATCACCTGAAGTAATATTGGCTGGAATAGCAGAAGCTACTGATCCCGCTAATTGTTGATTAATTCCAGTTTCATGTTCAAAATAAATTGTAACTCCCTCTGTATTCCCTATAACATCAAAAGATGCATCATCTCCCGCATCATATTTACTTGCATGAGGTAAACCAAATACAGCTGAATCTGCCCAAGTACTTCTTTGATAAAGTGCACTAGCGTTAGTAAACCAAATAGGTCTTTTAGATGTTGAATCTAAATAACTATAAGTAACCGATCTATTATTTACATTTGATGTAGACGTTGGATAAAACCAAGTGATTTCACCAAACAAGTTATTAATACCCGCGTATACTAATTCATTAGAAGTTGTATTTAAATCATCATAAACGTAATCTTCAACCAAGCAGTCCATAGATTCTAATCGACCGGTATATCTAAAGAAACCGTTATCAGACATCCAATAAGCGGCACCATCAACTTCAACGGCTGCATTCTTACCCAGTAATCCACAGTTAGTTCCAACTTGCTCATAAGCAAAAGTAAAAGGTTGACCTACAAATCTCATAGTAAATAAAGAAGTATCCGTCCAAACATAAATTGCATTTCTTCCAAGCTTAGATCCGATGATCCGTGATCCGGCGGCCAGCCTCTGTGTACCAGCACTATTGATTGCTGTTGGAGTATAATCATTTATATTTTCTTGAGAAGAGAAACGAATAAACATATCGTCTTGTGTTGTAGTGTCACCAATTGTTGTCTCTGTTCCAAAAAATACTAAGTGTCTGTCCGGTGTTGAGACTAACATATCACGTGATGCTGTGGGTGCACCTGAAATAATTGTTGCACGTGTTGCTGTTGCATTAGTTGCATCTGCATCCCACTCGAAGCAGGCTCCATTAACAATTAAAGCAATTAAAGTTTGGCCTAAATTGTCCAAGGACCATTGACCGGGGTCTGTTACGGCATCTGTGTTTGCTGCCGGTGATCCCCATCCTGTGTAAGATGAAGTATTAGTAACTGTAGCTCCTGTGCTATGTGATGTTCTTGTTGTTCCTCTTACGGCTCTAGCAATTCCCGTTATAGTACTTCCGGCAACTCCTGTGTAAGATATTTCTTCAGACCCTACTTGAATATAATTTGTACCTGTAGTGGGAAGACCGGTAACACTCGTTAATGTAATTGTTGTTCCACTTCCTCCCGTTCCAAAAGCATTATCACTTAAACTACCATTCAGTGTAGTTGTTAGTGCTCCTAAAATATTACCCCCAAATAAAGATATACCCCAACCATAAGCCCCAACTTGTTCAGCTGGACCTACATGATAGTATTGAAAATATTTAATTCCACCAGACGTTGTTGCCCCACTTCCTGTTTCATTAGTAGGCATTGTAATTGTAATAGTATTGGCTGTAGGTATACTAGTTACCATAAATTTTTTACCATTAAAATCTGCAGCGCTATAATTAGAATTTGTAATAGCAGAAAAGTCACTAAATAAAACAACGTCTCCTGCTACAAAACTATGAGATGTTGGAAAAGTTATGGTCACGGTAGGTGATCCGTTAGTCGTGCTAAATGCACTTGTAATAGCTGTACCTGCTGGATTAACTAAAGGGTGAATATCATAGTAAACTCCACCAGAATAAATATATAAAATTCTATTGGTTCCAATAGCTGCGTACTTAATAGATGCTTTACTAACAAAATGATGTAGGCCTCTAGTAACTCCAGTTAGTTTACTTTCTCCTAATTGAGCCCAGCCACCTATCTTTTCTGGTGTACCATATCTAAAACGTACGTTCTCCCCGCCAGTCCATTGAGACTCGGCTCCTGTAGAAGTAACTTGTTTATTGAATCCCGGTAGGAAGCCTAATTTTTGTAGCATATAAAATCCTGTTTATTGGGTAATATAGTAGATCGTAGGTAAATTCAACCCACAAATCCTATTACTACTTAGGAAATTTTGCTTTAACTGCTGCTTGGTCTACTTTCCAACTATCTATTCCGTCGTCATGGATTTTTTCTAGTTGAGATTCCCATGTGCCGTAAGCTTTTTTTCTCATGTCTAATATTACTCTAGCAACAACAGCGTCATTAATCGTTAGACCCCATTCTTGGCAATAAGTAAAATCAAATCCATCTGGTACTGAAACTTTTAAATCTAAACCATCTTGTTCGTCTTTAGCTAATAACAAAAAAGCATTGCAGCTTGGTGTTTGTGCTATAATTGTAACGTCTCTTGCAATTGGGTTTTCTACAGTTCCGAAGAACGTATCCCAATTACTTGCCTGTATCTTGTATAACTTCATCTTCTACTCCTATAAGTTCTATTTTTAATCGAGGGTTAATGTTTCCTTCAAGAATTTTTGTTTCTTTAGGTATTAATCCTACACCTTTCAATGCATTCCAAGTGTGAGGATTACTCATGGCATTTCTTAATTTAGCTGGAGATGGTCTACCATTCGCAATCATTTCAGCTTGTATTTCTCTACCAATATTTACAGTAAATTCGTTTGCTGCATTGGCTTCATACATTTCTTCATCACTGTAACCCGGTATTCTTGTCGGTTCTGCAATGACATAAAGTTCTTTTAATAATTTATTTAAAATTTTAATCTCTTTTTTGTTAAGTTCAAATGCTTCTTGAGCTGCCGGTTGATGACTTATGCCCTCTAATATTTCAGCTTTAAGTTCTAATATTTCATGTTCTAAACCATTGCCACCATTTTGTAAGTGTTTTAGTTTAGCAACTTTAGCTTGATCTTTTAAATTTCCTACTTCTTCAAGTGCTGCTGCTCTAACTCTACCTTCAAGAAATCCTTGTAAAGTTTTGATTTTTTCCCAAGGTGTATCACCTATTACTTGGTACCTGTAATTGAACTCCGTATTTAATTTTGACGCCATATTTTTTCTCCTTTATTAGTTTATGTTATTTTTTACCTTTAATCAACTTATTATGCACTTAATGAATATCCTGCTGCTGTTGTATACTGTCTTGCTGTTCCAACTGCGGTTGCATCACTAGCTACAACTCCAGAATTACTTACTAAATTTGTTGCATTTGTAACTGAACCGCTATTAATTTTTCCATATGCAAAAATACCTTTATCTCCACCATATCCTGCACCACCAAGAGCCATTCTAGAAGTTCCAACAGCTCCTGTATCACTTGCTACTACTCCAGTATTTGAAACTTTATTTGATACAGCTGTCGTAGCACTGGCTTGACCAAAAGCAAATACACATCTATCTCCACCAAAAGGAGCACAAGCTAAATATTTTCTACCAGTTCCAACTCCAGTTACATCTGATCCTGGAACTCCTACATTACTTACTATAAAAGATATACTTATATTAGAAGTACCATAGGCAAAAATAGCTTGACCAGAAGAACCAAATTTTTGTCCTGCTGTTCCAGCTCTTCCAGTTGGTGCACCTGTAACATCTGCTGCTACAACTCCAACATTGTTAATTAAATTATACTTTGTATCAGCTGTAGAACCATATCCACCATACATTATAGCTTTGTCTCCACCATAAGGTGATCCAGCAACATCTGCTGCATCTCTAACTCCAGATGCTTTTGCTACATCAGTACCTACTACACCTGAATTACTAATTAAGTTTGTTATTCCTAGAACTGCACCACCACTAACTGCAGCACCACCATACATTATAGCTTTGTCTCCACCATAAGTAGCACCACCGCAAGAGTTTCTGGCAGTACCAACTTGAGTAACATCAGCTGCTACAGTGCCATTAGATGCAACTAAATTAGTATGACTTGGGTTACCAAAAGTAAAAATAGCTTTTTGTGTTGGTGGACCAACTGGTACATCTGCCACTGTATCATCATCTAATGGAATCCAACCTTTAGTTGCTCCAGAATAAACGATGTTAACAGTTTCACCTGATGTATCATATTCTACATTAAAAGTATCATCTTGACCTTGATAATTTAAACCGTTTGAATCTAATATAATTTTATTTGTTCCCCATGTTCTTAAATAATCCACAAAAACTATTTGATCACCTGCTTCTGCAGAACCAGGTAAAGTTATTGTACAGGTATTAGATGTTGTATTAATAAAATATCCATTACCCGCTTCTGCTGTTAAAGTTGAAGCGGTAACAACAGTCGATACCCAGTTAAGTCCCGATGCTGGTGTAGCTATCGTTCCTGAACTTCTTAATATATTGCTTTGTACTATTCCACTCATAATTTTTTCCTATAATTTTTATGCACTTGTTGAGTATCCGGCTCCTCCACAATTATCTCTAGCCGTTCCAACAGCTGCAGTATCACTAGCAACTACTCCAGAATTACTAACTAAATTAGATACCCCCGTCTTACCAGGAGCTCCTCGAGTACCAAAAGCAAATATTGCTTTATCACCACCATAAGATGCTGCTGGCATATAACTTCTAGCAGTTCCAACACCACTAACGTCTGCTGCTACTACACCTGTATTTGAAACTAAATTAGATACTGCTGTTTTACCAGGACCACCTGCTATGTCACCAAAAGCAAATATTGCTTTGTCACCACCATATCCTGCTGCTGCTAACGAAAATCTTGCAGTTCCAACACCAGTTGTGTCAGATGCAACTACTCCAACATTTGAAACTAAATTTGTTAGTGAACTATTAGCACCAGTAAAACCATAACCAAAAATTGCTTGACCTGAAGAACCATATCCTGCTGCTGCAGGAAATGATCTAGCTGTTCCAACACCTGTAGTATCTGTTGCAATTACTCCAGAATTATTAACTAAATTTGTCATATTAAGTTGACCGCTAGTATCGTCACCAAAACCAAATATACCTTTATCTGTTCCATACTTAGCTGCAGCTAAGGATGCTCTAGCCGTTCCAACTCCAGTTACGTCTGCTGCCAAAGCACCAGAATTATTAACTAAATTAGATAATGAAACTACGCCACCTGCAGTACCATAAGCCATTATTGCTTTGTCGCCACCATATGCTGTTGCTGCTAAAGTTTCTCTAGCTGTTCCAACACCACTAGTATCTGATGCTATTACACCTGAACTATTTACTAAATTAGCTATGTTGGAAATACCACCAGATCTGCCAAAAGCAAATATTGCTTTTTGTGTTGGTGGTGCAACGGGTGCGTCTGTTACAGCCTCATCATTTAATGGAACCCAACCTTTAGTTGCATCTGAATAAACAATGTTAAGTGTCTCACCGTCTGTATTGTATTCAACTGTGAAAGTATCAGCATCGCCCTGATAATTTAAACCATTTGAATCTATTATAATTTTGTTTGTTCCCCATGTTCTTGCGTAGTCAATAAAAATAATTTGATCACCTCTTGCCGCTGAAGCAGGTAAAGTTATTGTACATGTATTAGAAGTAGTATTAATCCAGTAGCCGTTGCCAGCTTCTGCTGTTAAAGTTGAAGCGGTAACAACTGTTGATACCCAATTAAGGCCACCAGCTGCTGCTGCGATAACTCCTGAACCTCTAAACGCATTACTTGTTACTGTTCCACTCATAATTTTTTCCTATAATCTTGTATCATATTATGCACTTGTTGAATACCCCGCGGCTGCTGGACCTTCTTGTCCAGTACCAACTCCAGTTACATCTGTACCTACAACTCCTACATTAGTAACTAAATTAGACATTGTTTGCCAGCCAGAACCATTTGTACCTCTACAAAAAATACCTTTATCACCACCATAACCACAAGCAGCTAAATTTGCTCTTGTTGTTCCAACACCAGTAACATCTGTACCTACTACTCCGACATTAGTAACTAAATTAGATACCGCTGTATAACTACCAGAAGGTGCACCATAAGCAAATATTGCTTTATCTCCCCCATAACTACAACATGCTTGACCACTTCTAGCTGTACCTACACCTGTTACATCACTTCCTATAACTCCTCCATTAGTAACTAAATTACTTAATGAAACTTGTGTGCTTGTATAACCATAAGCAAAAATTCCTTTGTCACTACCATAAGCAGCACCAGATATTTGATACCTAGCCGTTCCGACACCACTAGTATCAGTTGCCACAACTCCAGAACTATTAACTAAATTTGAAAGATTTGTAGCACTACCTGTAGTACCAAAAGCAAAAATTGCTTGACCAGTAGAGCCATAAGAAGCAGCAGCACCATCACTCCTAGCCGTACCCACACCACCTGTATCTGTTGCAACTACTCCGCTATTATTAACTAAATTACTTAAATTAGATTTACTACCAGTATTACCAAAAGCGAAAACTGCTTTATCAAAACCATAACCAACTGCCATAAGTCCTTTTCTAGCAGTACCTACACCAGTTCCATCACTAGCAACCACTCCAGAACTACTTATCAAATTAGATAAATTAGATACAGCATCACTAGGATTATTACCAAAAGCAAATATCCCTTTTTGAGTTGGGGGCGGAGTGGGTGCGTCTGCCACTGTATCATCGTCTTCAGGAATCCAACCTACTGTTGCGCCTGAATAAACTATACTAACTGTTTGACCGCTTGTGCTATATTCTACTGTTGATGCATCATCATCACCTTGATAATTTAAACCATTGCTGTCTATTATAATTTTATTTGTTCCCCATGTTCTTGCATAGTCAGCAAAGATAATTTGATCTCCGGCTTCTGCTGAAGCAGGTAAGGTGATTGTACAGGTATTAGATGTAGTGTTAATCCAATAACCATTGCCA